ATGACATACAAATATATTATACACTTAGCTGATATACATATACGAACTGGAACTGAAACATATTCAAGATATAATGAATATTTAACAGTTTTTGAAAATCTTAAAAACTCTTTATTATTCAATAAAATAAATCAAGATAATTCTATTATTTTAGTAGCAGGCGATATATTTCACAATAAAAATAAAGTAGAAAACTTCGGTCTTAACCTTTTTAAACAACTTATAACTATCTTAACAACTATAGCAACTACTGTTATTATACCTGGTAATCACGATTTTTTACAACAATATCCAAATGATCCTAGTCTCTTAGATTCTATAGTATTAACTAATATAGAAAATCTATATTATCTCAATACTACTACTACAATTACTTTTGGTAATATAGGTATTTCTACAATATCAGTTAAAGATACTTTAATACCCGGAGAAGGATCGGGTATTATTAAAGATCTACCAGATTTTCCAAATACTTTTGATAAAAAAATAAAAACAAAAGTAGCATTATTTCACGGTTCTTTTTGTAAAACTTATTTTAATCATAATCAAGAAGTTGATTCTAATAATTCATATCCATTAGAAATGTTAAAAGATTTTGATATTGCTTGCTTAGGTGATATACATTTACATCAATCAAATATATACAAAAATTGTTCGTATGCCTACTCAGGATCACTTATTCAACAAAACTTTGGTGAAGATATAATAGATCATGGTTATCTTATTTGGAATATTAAAACTAAAAAATCTATACATATACCGGTATTTAATCCATACGGATTTGTTATTCTTAAACATATTAATGATATTTGGAATATCAAATATAAAAATAAACTAATACCAATTAATGATATTCTAAACAACCCTAATTTTCCTACCAATATCTCAATCCGTATTGATGGAACATACAATAATATTGATACGTTGTATAATAACCTAAAAACTTACAATATAACTATTACAGATTTTAAAAATCTTATTACTTCCATATCTAAACCTATTCAAAATACACCTAATCACACTACAGATACTAATTATTTTAAACTATATTTTAATGATCCAACTATTACTGATTATATTGATAATCCACATAAACTTTATTTACCTTCCAAATATAAAAAACAAAATGAAAAGATAGCTCAAACAATAACAATTTACCAAAATGCCATAGAAACTGATAATAAAATTAAAATTTCAAATAATAATTTCGTTATTAAAACCTTAGATTTTGAAAATTGTTTATGCTATAAAATGGATAATAAAATTAATTTTCAACAACTTAATAACAAATCAATTATTATTAATGCACCTAATGGTTGTGGTAAATCTGCATTATACGAAATAATATGTTATGCTATTTTTGGTGAATCTATGCCTTCTAGAACTAGTAAGAAATATTCAGCTTCTTTCATTAATTCTAGTGCAACCAAAGCAACTACAAACATACTTATTTCTATTGATAATATTGATTATAGAATTAAACGTAGTTTTAAAAGAAATGATAATTCTTTAAAATCATATGATACAACTGTATCTAATGAATCTATTAATATTTCAGGTCTTACATTAACTAAAAAATGGCTTGAAGATAATTTAGGAACAATTGAAGATTTTCTTAAAACTTCGATGATAACACAAGATTTTGATTTCAGTTTTCTTAATTTAGACCCTAAAAATATTAAAAAACATATTGATAATAATATAAATTTAAATGCTATTATTAAATTTAAAGATCTTATTAAAGACTGTTTAAATGCTTATAAAGATGTGTTTCAATCTATAGATTCTAAATTATTAGAATTAAACAATAACATAATTGAAATAGATTTTAATATCACCTCAATTACTGATAATATTGAACAATTAACTAATACAAAAGAATCACTTTACAATAATTTAGAATATATTGATTATACTAAATATCCTTTAGATAAACTTGAAAATACAATCCAAAATAATATTGATATCAAAAATCTTAAAGATTATAATCAATTACTTAATACACCAAAACCAACTAATAATTATAATTTAGATCAAATTAAACCGTATATTAATACAGATTTTAAAAAATTAGAAGAAAAACTTATACAAATAAACACTATTAGACCACGCAAACCCAATAACACTACAATAATAGATAATACTTTAGATCTAATTTCTTTACATTTTGGTAATATTGAAACACTTCATAACATTGTTAATACATATTCTAAATATCCTTCAAATAATAAAACAACTATTAATATTAACAAATTAAAAGATCTTAATACTTTACAAGAATCTCTCAATTCTATTAATAATAATATTAATATTAATAATACAACTATTCAAAATATTCAAATTACAATTAATGATCTTAATAATTCAATACATGCTTTAGATTATATTAAAAAACCTCTTATATCTATTAAGGAAGCTGAAGAAGCTATTGAATATTTTAAATCTTTAGAAATTAAATATCCCAATAAATACATAATATTTGAAAAATATACAAAACAACTAACAGAATTAGAAAAAGAATATATTAAACCAACAATAGAATTAGAATTATGTAATAAATATATTGATGAATATAATAAGTTAAATAGTCTTAAATCAACTTACGATATTCAAATCAATATTAATACTACTATAGAACAATTAAGTGAATATAAATTAACTGAATATAATCCAGAATGTCATATATGTATGAAACAAAGTTCAGTTATTAAGAAATTAGAATTAGAAAATAAACTTACGACTCTTAACAATAGCATTGATTTATGTATTCTTAATTTAAAAATGTATATTAAAAGATTTAATTATCTTGAACATAATTTAGATCATTATAAAAATACTATTAATCAATATACTATAGAATATACTATTAATAATATTAAAAATAAAAAAATTTTTAAATGGATTCAAGATTATAATGAATTAAAATCTAATATTAATTATTATACAGATAGCATAAAACAACATAAACAATACGAATTATATAAAACAACCTTAAATGATCTTAATAGTAATATTAAAATAAAAGTAAATGAACTTAAATTACTTCAAGACGACACAAATAAGCAACTTAATATTGATAAAAAAAACCTAGAAAATGATCTTAATACATTATATTATACAATAAATTATGCTTATACATTGTATGATTCTTATTTAGCAATTGAATATAATAATTGGAATGAAAATATTAAAGCTATTGAAAACACACTAAAGTTTAAAGAACCGGTTAAGGATTATAACAATATTGAAGATTATAAACAATTAGAATTATGGAATACATATTATTATAATGAAGAATTAATTAACTATGCTAAAAAACATTTTAAACGTAAAACTATACTTAATAAAATTAAAGATATTGAAAATGAAATAAATGAATTAATTATTTATAAAACTAATATGATTACACATTTTGATAGTTTTTCAAAAAATAAAATTGAACATAACATTTTAAATACTTTACAAATTAATATTAATCATTCAATTATTACATTTAAAAGAATACTTGAAAATTACGATAATTTTCAAAAATGGATTTACGATACTCACATATTACCTAATATCATTTCAACTGTTAATAATATTATCAAACAATCTACAATTAACCCTTTCATTATTAATGCCTTTGTAGAAAACGAAGGTATTCAATTTTCTCTTAATAATACAATATCAATTAATAAAGCTTCAGGATTTCAAAGATTTGTTATTAATATTGCTTTACGTATGGCTTTTCTACAGATTTACAATAATAAATGTTTTTGTTTGCAACTTTTCATAGATGAAGGTTGGACAAGTGCTGATGCAAATAATCGCACTTTAATTCCTACGGTGTTAAATTATCTTTTAACACAATTTAACAGTGTTATTCTTGTATCACATATTGATGAAATTAAAGACATTACAGATATATCAATTAAAATTAATAAAAATAAAGATTATTCGCAAATACAATATTCTTAAATTTTAACAGTTGTTAAAATTACAGTCTTATTTGATTTAAATATAATACTTTCAATTTTATTAATTAGATCATCATTATCTTCTTGAGGAATACACAACAATCTAATATTTTCGCTATCTAACAATATTAATATAATATCCATATTATTCTTAATAACAAAATTAGCTAATTTATTCTTAACAGGTTCTATATGTTTTTTCTCTAATGGAAATGAAATATTGTTTTCATCTAAAAAACTACGTATCATTAGCATTTCTTTTGCAAATAATTCATTATTTTTTACAATAGATTCACGATCTAAGACATCACAGTTTTTTTTAAACAAATTATATAATCTTACTTCATTTTTGTGAGGTTTTTCATATATACAATTAGCTGAATAATCATATTTTTGTTCAAAAATAGGCATTTATATAAATATATATATGGATATCATTTTTTAATTTACATATTGTTTCAATTTATCATTAAAATCACGTGTTATTTTAGTTAGTTCGGCTAATGTACTTGGTGGAGGATCAATTGGAAATCGAGGTAAAGTAACTAATATATTAGTAATGTCATACACTTTTGAAGAATATCCTTTATGATATGGATATTTTTTAACTTGAATTAACTTGGTATTCTTCACACCTTCATCAATTAATTTAATAGTATCTTCTGTTAAATAATCTTCATCAATAATTGCACCTGTAAATAATCTTTTTTTATGTACTCCACCAAAATGAAAAGATCTATCAATCCACAATATATCAAATTTTATTCCACCTACTTGTATTTTACCAATTAAATCATAAAACTCAAAATTATAGTAATCTCTTTCTTTATATTCATATGTTAACATTATTTTTTCACTTTTTAATGAATCATCTAATGTTTTTTCTGTTGTAAAATATTTTATCTTTTTATAAACCTCTTTTAATTGGTCTTCGGTTAATGAAACAGAACCTAACGCTAAATTAAAAGGTACTGATCCTTTATTATAGCAATCTAATATATAATTATACAAAGGAATAGTATCATAACAATGTGTTATTTTTTTACCATCATCTAAAGTTGATGTTATTTTTGATAAATATTTAATTTTTTTAAGTGGTAAATCACTTAATTTCTTTTGTGTTATTGGATCTAATTCATTTAAATTGCAACCAATATACTTTTGTCTTGGTGATTTACCTGAAGGACTTAATTTTGTATATTTGTTAAACTTATTTGCTTCTAACGCTAAGTTAAGTTTTAAATCATCTAATTTACCTGTTCCACCACTTTGTAACCAATAATTCATAAAATCTTGTTGTTCTTTTGCTCTAACTCTATTACTTTTTCCATATGAACCTTTCTCAAACTTTTCTAATATTTTTTCTTTTTTACTTTCTGTTAATGATTTATTTAATTTTTTTGTTGGGGTATATAACATTGTTAATGCAGATTTTCCAACATCACTTTTTGCTCTTGATAATGTAACTGAAAAAAATGGTGATAATCTTTTACCCATATATTTATCATTATATTCTTTTAATGCTTTATCAAAGGATTTCAATTGTTTTTTATATTCTTTTAGTTTTTTATCTTTCTCTGATGATGATAAATTACTATCTAAAACTGGTTTATCGGGTATTTTAGGTGGTTCTGGTACATTAACAAAAGGATCTTTTATTGGTTTATAACTAGTGGGTGTATTTGATTCTTTGTGTAATATTTGAATATCAAATATTGCGGTAATAAAAAATAGTCTTATATCTTCTTTATTTAACTGGCTATCAATATCACATAAATCATTATTAACATCTAAACGTATATCAAACCTAGCATATTTATTATGTCTCACATTATATATATGTCTATGATGAATTATATCATAGACAGATTGCCATAATAAATCTAAATACTCTTTAATTTCTTTTGTTCCACGTAAACTACATAATGTTCCAAATATTATATTAACTATTGTTTTCAATCTATATATATTATAGTCTATTGAATCACTAATTACATTTGTTACATTACCTATACTTTCACCATATAAGAAATAATCATCAAATATTGTAGTTTGCAATTGACTTATTGATTTTAAATAATAAGACATTTCATCAATATATTCTGTAAATAAAGCTAATAATGGTGGGATTTTATATGGCCAATCACCCGATGAATCCTTTTTTACTTTAAAATTAATATCTGTTTTATGTGTCATACTTTCAATTATTTCATAACAATCTAAATCTTTTGCTTTTGTAGTTTTTATTTGATCTTCAATTGTTTCATACAAAAATAATTGATAATCAATATAAATTTCTTTAATTTTACTATCAAATATTTCTTTATTAGGAATTAGATAATAATGTAAAAATAAATGATCATATACTGTATAACCACCTACTGATGCTTTTTTATAGAATATAGATTTATGTGCTTTTAAAAAATCAATCCAATTCTCATTTGGATAAATATTATTTAATTCTTCAATATAATCCATATCTTTAAAAACATAACAACAATCATTTGGTAATGATTTTCTTATTTTCTCAAATACTTCAGGTTTCTTCATATCATCTTGAGACAAGCTACTACATAAATGTAATAAACATTTTTCATATATGTTTGCATATTCACTTTTATTTACGATAGATACTTTAATTGCTTTAGATGTAAAAGGATCTATTTTAGGGTTTGCTTTCCACTGCTTAATAATATTATCCATATTTACTGCTGAACTTACAGCTTGTTGTAAATTACTAGATAACATTACATCTTTTGATATTTTAATAAAATCAGTTGAAGGAATACTATCAAATAATTCTACATCATCTTTAAATTTTTCTTTATTTTTTAAAAACCATTTTAATATTGAACTATATGTTCCATATTCGTTATCTGTATTAATTTTTATTTTTGCACCTGTTAATATATTAGTTATTTTACCATTATGTACTCCACTATATTCAATCGCAATATCATCTAACCAATCTGTAATACGTTCGTAATCTCTAGTATATAAACTATTTAATTTTTTAAATAATTCATTTTCTTTTTTCCTTTGTGTATCTGTCATTTTACTATAATAAATATAAAAATGAAAACATAAAAAAATAAACATATATGAGCAATCCTGCAAAATATAATAATATTATTCAATACGGAGATTTTCTACCTAGCAATTACAAACAAAATCTAGATTTTTTTGAACAATTGTTTAAGGAAACTCCTATTAAAGATAAAGTTATTAGGACTACTTATAACACTACAACTCCAATCAGAAATACATACAATCCTCTATATTACAACATAGTTGAATATCTATTAACTGAATTATACTTAACTGACAGTACTAACCGTAGATTTAATCTTAATAATATTTTAAAAAAGATTAAAAATATTAAATCATTGTCTGATATTGATGAAATAATTGATAATGATCTATATAATCTGTGTATTAATACAAAAACACAAAAATGTATAAATATTGTTGAGAGTAATGATCTTGATATATATTATAGAAAAGCATTTAATTGTGTAAATATCATATTTGTTATTAAAAATACAAATAACACTATCAATATTCAAATACCAAAGTATAAAGAATATAATCCAAATATGGTTGGTAAAGATCACATCATTTATATAATGGATTATAAACAATTAAATAGTAATGATAAAGATAACTTTCTATATAACTGTATAAATAATACTTTTTCTATAAATGATGTAAGTAATGAACATCTAACCATACTTAAAAATACTTTAGGTTTTCATTATTCTAGAAATAGTAATATTAATAGACATATGTTTTTTCCAAATATTGAAAACATTCTTGATATGTATATAGCTTGTGATAATAATAATAATCTTGAATTATTATATTCTATTATTAAATCAACACCATATGATAAAAATAAAGATATTATCAATAATCTAGAATTACTAGAAACTATACAAAAGATATCTAATAGATATTTATATATATTTCATAATATTAAAGATATTAGATTACCTACACCGGGTATAATACATAAAAATGAATTACAAATATTTCATAAAGTAGCTACTAGTTAATTTTATTTATGTAAAATTACTTTTTTCAAAACACCAAGAAAATCATCTTTCATATTTTTTACATTCATTATAATATTAACAGTCCAAAGATCACTAGCAATATTTCCAAACTTACCATTTTTACTACCGGATTGTAGATTACCATCCACATCATAGAATATTACTGTATCTTCATTTAATGTAATATGTTTTTTACAATTAATAATTCTATCTTTAATATTAAGAGCAATATTATTTGTTCGTGTTTCAACTTTTCTATAATTACCACCTGGAATAAACTCAATATTCTTCTCTTTATCCAATTTAATATTATTATTCTTTATCTCCAATGATCTCATCATTGGTTCATTAGGACAAATAACAATATAACAATTACCTTCTTTACGTAAAAATATACAATTTGTTCCATTTAGATGTAAACATTGTGGTTTAACACAATTTTGAATAATACAGATATCAAGTGAATGAAATGTCATATATTATATTGTATAATGTTATCATTTTTTTATATAAATTATATTTTATGATAGTCTATATATTCTATACAACCATTTGGATTACATATCATTATTTCATCGTGAAATGCTGAACCTTCAGTATTTGTTTCATTTACTCTAAAATATATCCATCCGTTATAACCTAAATTTGTCATACTACATATAAAGTTAACTAATAAAATATCAAAAAACTCTTCTGATTTTCTTTCAACTTTTGTTGGTGTTTTAGGAGATCCTATTGTTCCATTTGGTGTTTTTTTTGCTTCATAATTACCTAATGTATCAGTAATTAATTCACGTAAATTAACTTTCCATTTCTTTTCAAAAAAATCTTCTTCAGTTGGATAGCTTTTTTTCCAATTTGGATATGTATTCCATGTACTTAATTCATTTTCATAATCTTTTAATAAATATTTATTTCTTTTAACATCTTCCATTGTTAAATTTTTTATATATCTAAATAAGGTTGTTATTGTTTTAAGACTACTTATATCTAATAAAACTATATCTTCTACAATTTTAAATTGTAGATCAACACCTGTTCTTTGCGTTCCATATAAAGAAGCTGTATTTTTATCCGCAAAAAAATATGAAGACATTGTTTTTAACATTGCATCAGTATCTTTGTTTTCAATATCAACATTGCTATTTTTTCTATCCTTTATATTAATACCTTTCCATAAATAATATTGTTTTGGAATTATAAAAAAATCTAATCCATTTGTGGTTTTATATTTTAATTCTGCTCTTTTAAAAAAATTATACAAATATTCTTTTTTTTGTCTTGGTGTAAATAAAGATTTTATATGTGAAATAATATAAGTTTTTATAGCTCTGAAACTTTCCATTTATATTATTGTAATATTTGTTTTATCTGAAAAAAATATTTTATATTCTTCACTTGTATATTCTTCAATTTCAGGAATTGTATTATCTTTATCTGCTAAACATTCATGACATCTTGATTTTTCACGATTATGAGGACAAATACTACCTCCTCCACATTCTTTACATCTTGATTTTCTACGATTATGAGGACAAAGTTTAGGAATATAACCACATTCATAACATCCTGATTTTTGACGATTATGAGGACAAATTTTAGGAATATAACCACAATCTTTGCAAGCATATTTATTACGATTATGAGGACAAATACTCTTACCCCCACATTCATAACATCTTGATTTTTGACGATTATGAGGACAAATTTCACTTCCACCACATTCTTTACAATTGTATTTAATACGATTATGAGAACAAATAGATGAACCTCCACATTCTTTACATCTGGTTTTTCTACGATTATGAGGACACTTAGGCATTAATAAAATATAATTAATGCTATCATTTTTTTATTATAATTAAGTTTTTTATAAAATTTTGCAATATTAATATTTATTTTTGTAGTTCTGTAACATTAACAGTTTGATCATAATACCAATTTGGAATAATTTGTATTTTAATAATTTTATCGGTAATAGTAGTATCTTTTTTCCACTTAGGGATAATAATTTGAAGATCAGTATTTTTCATTTCTATAATTTATATCAATAAATTTGTTATCATTTTTTATTATTCTAATTTTTCAGAATTATGAGAACAACATTATTAATGACATTTTGATTTTTGAGGATTATGATGACACTTAGGAATTAATAAATATTACTGTTTAGCTAAAAAAGAAATAATTTCATATTCTTCTTTTGTATATTCTTCAATTTCAGGAATTGTATTATCTTTATTTGCTAAACATTCTTTACATTTTGATCTAATTTTAAGATGTCTGCAAATTTCACTACCTCCACATTCTTTACACTGTGATCTTCTACGTTTATGTTGACACATTGACGAACCGCCACATTCATAACATCTTACTTTTTGACGATTATGAGGACACATTGAAGAACCTTTACATTCATAACATTCAGTTCTTCTACGATTATGAGGACAAAATGAAGATCCTCCACATTTTTTACATTGTGATTTAATACGATTATGAGGACATATTTGACTACCATTACATTCAGAACAAACTGATTTTTGTTTTTTATGAATACATATTTGAGAACCTCCACATTCACAACAACTTGATTTTTGGCGTTTATGAATACATATTTGACTACCATTACATTCTTTACATTGCGATTTTCTACGATTATGATTACAAATTTGAGATCCTCCGCATTCTTTACATTGTGATCTAATACGATTATGAAGACAAATACTACTACCACTACATTCTTTACATATGTATTTTCTACGATTATGAGGGCAAAGTTTAGGAATATAACCACATTCTTTGCACATATATTTTATACGATTATGTTCGCATATTGAAGAACCTTTACATTCTTTACAAATTGATTTTCTACGATTATGAGGACACTTAGGCATTAATAAAATATTAATAGTATGTTATCATTTTTTTGCTAAAAAAGAAATAATTTCATATTCTTCTTTTGTATATTTATTATTTTTTTCTACTAAACATTCTTTACATCGTGATTTTCTACGATTATGAGGACAAATACTACCACCG